GTGCCTTCATTGGTTTAATGATACTCTCAATAGCTAGTTCTAACATCCTTTCTCCTTAACATTCAAACAACCCAAAACTATTGATAAAACGACAAAAAGAGGGAAAACCCTCTGATTGTTTATTTAACGACTAACTGACCTTCAACAACCATATCATACAAATGGTTAAAGGCTTGACTGATAGTTTCAAGGATAGCTCCTAAATCGTCTTGGTTCATCTCCTGATAATTCATAGAGAGATGTTCAGCCAGTTGGTCATGGTCTGAGATGAAAGTCATGAGTGTGTCTTGTTTATTAGCTTCCTCTTGAGTAATCTCAAATAAAGGAACCACGCGCTGATGTTCAAGTTCTTCGACCTCCTTGATTAATTCGTTTTCTTGAGCCATGTCATCAAGTTCTTCATCCGTCATATCCTCAGGTTGGTTGTAATAGTCCTTGAAACTGTCACAGATACGCTTGAAGACCTTGCTTAGTTTCTTATCTTCCACATACTCCAGCACTAACTGACCCTTGCCTTTAATCGTTACCCCAATCACGGGCGCGTGATATGTCCCAGTCATATACCCTAGAATGGCATGGCAAGCTACCTGAGCGGTGTCAAAGTCTTTAAAAGTGTAGTGGAATGTGAATGTTTTTGGTGTGTCTGAAAATGTTCTCATGCTATTTCTCCTTTGTGATTGCTATAATGTCTGATAAATTGATGACGGCAGAAGGACATGTTACCCAGTTTGGTTGTCGGCCAGAAAGAAGGTATTTGACCAACTCATCATAAAAGGCTCTATCTCCTTGTATGGTGATAGTGTTGCCACCTCGTGTGTGTAATTTTAGTTTCATATCAGTTACCTGTACAAGACCAATAAAGAAGTTGTGATACTCATATCTTCATAATTGTCATAAGTTGCTTCTGAAAGTTTGATATCTATTACAGATACTGATAGGGTAAATTGATTGACCCGATATTCAAAATCATCTAGTGATTCATTGTGTTTTTGATAAAATAGTTTGATTTTCATGTTTTAGCTCCTTTCTCAACAGGTATCGCAAAGCCACAGTCAAAGACCCATTGGTAACCACGTCATGTTAGTTCTGGTCTGGTAAAATCACAATCACCCGGTCTAGACTTTGTGTTGAAATTAATTTTGGTGATAAAGTCATAACCGCATTGACCATTAGGAAGTTCCAATCGGTATAGTTGGTCGTTTGGCAAATCATCATAATTGTAACGCATTTTCTTTACGCCATGATTTGTATAGTTAGGATTCATATGTCCCTCTTTTCTCTCTAAAATGTGTGCTTTTTGTTTTTTTTAAAATCAAATAGCACAGCAAAAAGCACAGGGATAAAGCCAGTGGTATCAAGGGGTTTGGGCACTTTGTGCTTTTAGTAGCATTAATTTGAGCAAAAGACTTTCTTTTTTTGCACGCGCACTATTAGTTATAAATATTATTATCTATAATATTAAATACTACTAATACTACAATAGAGTATAAAGCCTATAATACCAAGGTTTTAGCTTGTGTCATTACGTGTAGTTTTTATGTAGCATTAGTGTAGTTTTTAAACTCGTTCATAGTAAGGTACGGGAGTTCCACCTTTAAATAGTCTTTTTCTTGCGGGATTCTCTCCTTTTTTCCAGCCGTCATCATTATCTAAGTAATCACGTATTTTTTGAGAAATAAGGGCCTTACCACCTTGCGTTGGTTTTTGGTTAAATCCTAGATAAGCGATATGGTTAGGACTTGTCACTTGGAGTAAGCAATCTGTCTGTGCGGAAGGGTAGTCACTATAGCTTTGAGCATTATCTAACGGCTCTCCTAGCTGTTTGAGGATGTATTGCCGTTGTTCATACTGTGATAAGCTATCCCAACCTTCAACAATTTGAAACTCATTCAGTAATTGATCGATAATTTCTTTGTCGACGTCTTCAACCTTATAATCTTCTTGAATGTCTGCTAACTGATTCATTAACTCTTTAGATGGCGTTAGTGGTTCATAATTGTTAAACCATACTTTGGCTTCAGCGAGTACCTGTAAGAAATAATCTTCTTCCACCTCCATAGGATGTTTTTTCACGTCATTGATACCACATTCAATAGGGAAAAAGCGTCTTTCTGTTCCACTATCCTTAAGAAAAGATTTTTTATTAGCTGTTCCGATAAAGACACAGTGCCTTGGATGAGGAGTGGCTTTACGTTCATAAGGTTCACGATAAGTATCACTATCTGAGGAAATGAAGCTTTTAACTGTTTCAATTTCTGCCTTTGACATGCCTTTTAGCTCCCCTAGCTCAATAATGGCATTGGCTTGTATCTTCTGATAATCACTATCATTTTTACCAAACTTGATTTCTGAATCAGTGTGGTAGCTAGGGAGTAGTCGCTTAGTAACGGTGCTTTTCCCAGTTCCTTGTCTTTTATCAATGAGAATAGGAACAACTTCAAACTTTACTTTACGGAGATAAATTCTAGCCATGAGACCTGTTAGCCATACTTTGGCAATTTCTCTATTATAGGAATTATCAGCACAGCCTAATAGATCAATAAAGTAGCGTTCTCCTCTAGCTTTACCATCCCATTTTTGACTTTCAATACGCTGTTTAATGGGGTGATAAGTGTTCTTTTTAGCTAAAGCGGTAATAGCTACCTCTATATGTTCTTTACGAGGGGTAAACCGATATTTTTCATCAATGAATGCAATACAAAGGCTGGTCTGCTCGTTCGTCCATAGCCCTTTTTCTTTAGACCAAGGAACTGCTTTAGTGATTTCAATAGTTTTTTCAAATTCGTTGTATTTAATACCTGTGAAGATATTTTCGTAGAATTCAAAAACCTTACCGACATTGTAGGGGCTACTAATGACATATTCTTTGTCTCCTCTGCCTTTTCGTGTCCTGAAAGCCGGAGCAAAAGCAGGTTGAGTGGCTTGTGATAGTTTATTTTGATAGTCTTTCAATTCTTCTTTGTCTATGGCTGTATTCCTCTCTTTCTTAGTTCTGTATCGAGTATACTTCTAAAGGTTTTGTCTATCTCATCAATGGGTAGTGGTTTTGCCGTCACACTATTAGCTATTTGTACCAACTCATAAGCTGTTTCTATATCACAATCAACCCACTTATTAAATAGCAAGCCAACAAACTTAGTTAAGGCCACGTTGCGCCCGCCTTCGTCTCCAAAACCATTAAACAAGGTATCTATGACCCTCATGGTAATAGAACGCTGACTTCTAGGGCGTGGCGTGTAAGTAGTAACAACCTGTCTGTTTGGTGTGCTACCGTTTTTAGGAACAGGATAATCAAGACCACGGTTCACAGAGCGCTGATAGTCCTCTGGGTCGCCTGTTGTAACGGGTAAGCCTTGTAATTGCGACCAGGTAAGACTAGCTAAATCAAAAGGCAGTCCAATCTTATCGGCTATCTCCTTGACCACTTGTTGATAAGTCGCTTCAGTCATTACGTCACTAGGCTTCACAACAAGACGATAACGGGGCTTCTTGGGTGTGTGTTTAATCGTTGGATAAATAATATAACTGTACTCCCAAAGTGTCTCAGAAACGATTTTAGGTAGGTTTACGCCTGTTTCTATTTCATCATAGTCAAGAAAAATCAAATCACGGTAAACCAAACTAGCATTATTACGCTTATAGCTACCGTTTTTCTCTGCTGTGACTTTGCCACTCAGGCAGTAGGGAGCTTGTGTTCGCTTGTATTCTTCAATATCGATGCCTTCAGGAGTTTTCAAAGGTTTAAAATGAGCAATATAGTCAAATGGTTCTAACTGTCCTTTGTAGGGGTAGAGATAAGAACTAAAACCTCTTGTTTCATAAATAGCCATTTACGTATCCACCCCCAAAAAAATAAGAATATCACTGACTTTATAGTAATGCTTCCTCGTATCTTCTAGTGGTGGTTGGTATCGTCTTAGACCGTTATCTTCCCAACGCTTTAATGTCTTGGCCTTTATGCCTAGTTCATCTTTAATTTGCTGGGCTGTTATCAACCCTAATAGTCTGGGCTGGGTTTGCTCACGTACTTCCAGGTAATTTCCTACCAGCTCCAGTACCCCCTGAGTTAAATCCTGTTCACTCTCTTTACTTAAACTAAACATTCATATCAGCCTCCTTCAGTAACTTCTTATAACTCTCTAGATCCGCATTCATTAATACAGACAAACGTTCTTGTTCTTTTTGTACTTGGTTATAAAAGGCTTTGGCACCCTCTAGTAATTCTTCCTTATTAGCTGGGATGAAGTAGCCACGATTAAACCCATGTCTTATAGCGACAATAGGGACGTTATAGCGCGTGATTAAGTTACTGATGATACTTTGGATTGAACGTTCTTCAAGTTTCAGTATTAAGCTAATCTCTGCCCCTGTGATAGGATTGTCTGCTCCAACCTTGATCAGATTAAGGACACGTCTATAATTCTCTGGTAGTGTCATTTCGTGTCCTCCTTATCATTTGGAAACAGGATTTGGTTATCAATAACACCAAGCACTTGATTTTTAAGACTATCTTTTAACTCGTTCAATGCTTGTATAACTATATTTAGCCCTTTTTTATATTCCAACTCTATTGGCATTGATTCCAAAAATTTAACAACGGCATCAGCTTTGTTATAGTCACGTTGTGTAGTATTGATAAATATTTTTTTCGTGAATAACGGAAAATCGTCCCACTCTGCTTCAATATCTTCATCTAGCATTTTGATATTTTTGTCTAAAACCCTATCACTCAACCAGTTTGTAGGATGTTTTTCGCTATCTTCTAGCAATTTTTTAAAATATTCTTCCGTTGTCATGCAGTTCCCCCCTAATTGTAATAATGGTTCTGTGATTGAATATAAGCCCCATAGTTTGCGTTCTGAGGTGGTTTAGGTGCTTGGGTATCTTCTGGTAAATCAATGTCTATTAAAGACTTAGAACGGCTAAGGAGAAGCCCTAAGAGACCTAAAACAATGAATAAAATAAGTGTCTGTGTTGGTGTAAAGTTAAGTTCTTGAATTGCCATATTTAATTATCAATCCTTTTTTTTCTTCTCTTGTCATATTAGGAAAATGGGCTTTTTCACTATCCGTCATGTGTTCCAAAATATATTCAGCAATCGCTTTTAATTCTTCAATACTCCTCATGCGGATACCTCACTTAAATAAGTTTCTAATTCCCCTGTGTCTTTCTTTGAACATGGTAAACCGTTAACGGCTCTAAAGACAAACTCTGTGGTTTGTTTATAACCTAAAGCGCCCCATGCTTCTTCAAAAGTAGTGGCACTTTTCCTGAATGTAGTCGTATACTCTGCCATTACATTAGCAATAATCACCCGAGCAATATGTTGGTTATATAGTCGAGTGAAATATGCTTCAGCTTTATCTTTGCTGAGTTGGCGATTTTTGAACATTTCTAGCTGTTCAGGAGTGTATCTATCTTTTGAAAAAGGATTTGTTTCTACTCTATATTTCATTATGTCTTTTCTCGCTTAATTTTATTTTCTGTGTAATTGCCGGTTTCCTATACTAGATTCATGCTAGGTTTAAGGGGTAGCTCCCTGATTAGTTCATGTTAGTGTATAATTCTGCGAATAACTCGCTAGGGATACGCTCTAGCGCTTTTTGTTGTAAGTGGATGGCTTTAATTCTATCTTGTGTTTTGGTTTTAATGTCTTCTATAATTTCGGATGTTGAGACCACTTGTTCATAGTAAATGTTAGCTTTATAAATGAGTCCTTGCTCTTTTAACTCCTTGTTAGCCATTTTTTCAAGCGTAACTTCATGTAATACTTCAACATTACGATAATGACCGTTTTTGAGGTCGAATTTTAGCCATTTTTTACGCTTCCATTTATATAGAGTGATTCTGCAAGCTTCTGAATTCCCAAAACCAAGAAAAGAAGCGATTTCTGTTAATGTTTTCCCTTCAATTTCAGATAGTTTATAAGCGACGTTTCTA